CAGATCACGGCAAAGATGATGTGCCGAATGACGATCGTGTAGTTCTTCTTTACACTAATGAGAAGGGCGAAATTACGAACGTTGCTGGTAGAGCATTGTCTGAGTCAAAGATTAGATATGTGACTATTAAGGTTACAGATGAGAAGAAACTGTTCGGACTGCATCGCTTGCGCAAGCAAGAACGTATCTATGTCTTGGAAGGACAGTTTGATTCTTATTTTGTTCAGAATTCCGTTGCCTCTGGCGATAGTAATTTGGGCGGCGTGGCAGCAATATTTCCAGAGTTAGAAATAACTCTTGTCTATGATAATGAGCCACGCAACAAAGATATTGTAAAGCAGATTGAAAAGTCTATCGATAAGGGATATAATGTTTGTCTTTTTCCTGATAGTGTAAAAGGTAAGGACGTAAACGAAATGATACAAAATGGGTTGACTTCTGACGAGATTAAGACTATTATAGATAGTAATACTTTCAGCGGTTTAACAGCCAAACTGAAGTTTACGCATTGGAAAAGGTGCTAACATGGATATCACAGAAATCGGATTAGAAGAATTAAGGCATCCAATACTTGCCGTTCGCGTTCAGTATAGCAACGGCAGTTGGTATGTCGAATATCGTCGCAAACCACAATATTATTTGGACAAGTGGTGGTGGTTTGACGATGGTATCTTCAAAAAATTTGAAGATGCTAAATTCCGTGCTGAAGTGTTAGCAGCACAAGGTTACGTCTCAGAGATTGTAAAACAACAACCAAAAATATTTGAAGTGAAGTCTTAATTATGAATGTAAAATTAGTTGCATATAGCAAGCCAGTTCTTGAGGGATTAGACACACCAACGGACCTCGTCGCCTACTGCGCGAGAGTGTCTAATCCCTCAAACCAATTTAATAACGAAACAGCAGAAAAACTCATCAAGTATTTGATCAAGAATCAGCATTGGTCACCACTTGAGATGGCGAACATGTGCCTAGAAATTGAAACAACGCGCGATATTGCTCGTCAAATTCTACGCCATCGTTCTTTTTCATTCCAGGAATTTTCGCAGCGTTATGCGGATCCAGTAAAAGAATTAGAATTTGTAACTCGAGAAGCGAGATTACAAGACGAAAAGAATCGCCAGAATTCTATTCCAACAACCAATCTAAGTCTACAGTTTGAGTGGAATAATCGTCAACAAGAGATTTTAGATCTCGTAAAAAGACATTATAAGTGGGCAATTGATAACAATATAGCCAAGGAACAGGCACGTGCAATCCTACCTGAAGGATTAACTATGTCTAGGATGTATATGAGTGGCACGTTAAGATCTTGGATTCACTATATACAACTCCGAAGTGGTAACGGCACACAATCAGAGCATATGAAAATTGCTCGAGAATGCGCCAAGGTTATCGCTGAGGTTTTTCCCCTATCAACACAATTTATTGGCGAATAATTATGATGTTGACTCAATACGAAAATTTTTTCACAGATCATTTATGTAATGAATTGCTTGGGACTGCAAGATTTTTAATGGAAAAAGGTGATTATGTTTTTGCAACAAATTTAAGATGGAATCCTCTGATCGTTAAAGATAGTTTCCCAGTTTTTATGCATGCCTTAAACATAGAATCTAATCTTTATCGAGAATGTAAACATCAGATTGAAACTAAAATACAACTGCCAATTAAAAATGATTGTATAATGATATATTATTGGACTCGGCTCAGTTACATACCTTGGCATGATGACGAAAATCATACAGGTGCATTAACAGTTTACTTAAATGAAGAGTGGGATGAAGATTGGGGTGGATATTTTCTTTATAAAGAAGATGAAACAATAAAGGCTATTTTACCAAAAAAGAATTTCGCATTATTACAGCAAGGTGGAATTAAACACGCAACCACCCCTGTGCATTTGAATGGTGGAATTCGTTTTACAATACAAACATTTTTTTAAGAATAAAAGGAGAATTAAATGTCAAGCAGACTTCCATCAATCTACCAGGACTTCATTCATATTTCTCGCTATGCTCGCTTCAACGACGAATTGGGTCGTCGTGAAACATGGGATGAAACAGTAGATCGTTACATTTCCTTTTTCAAGGAAAAGACAAACAATAATAAGAAAGTTCCTTGGGATGAATTGCGCACAGCAATTCTCAATTTGGAAGTCATGCCATCAATGCGTTGCTTGATGACTGCAGGTCCTGCTTTGGAAAAGGATCAAGTCGCTGGCTACAACTGCTCCTATGTCGCCATTGATAATGTCAAAGCATTTGACGAGATTATGTACATCCTCATGTGCGGAACTGGCGTTGGTTTCTCTGTTGAATCAAAGTATACTAATAAACTCCCAGAAGTTCCAGAAGAATTACACCCAACTGACACAACAGTTGTAGTTGCTGATAGTAAGATCGGTTGGGCATCTGCTTATCGCGAAATCGTTTCGTTGCTTTACTCTGGCAAAATTCCAAAGTGGGATGTATCAAAGGTTCGCCCAGCAGGTGAGCGTTTGAAGACTTTTGGTGGTCGTGCTTCTGGTCCAGAACCATTGGTCGATCTAATTAAATTCACTCTTAATATTTTCACAAAGGCACGTGGTAGGAAACTATCAACGTTGGAATGTCATGACATTGTCTGTAAGATTGCTGATATTGTTGTATGTGGTGGTGTTCGTCGCTCTGCTCTCATTTCTCTCACTGATCTCAACGACGACCACTTGCGCCACGCCAAGTCTGGTGAGTGGTGGACGCACAACGGTCAGCGTGCCCTCGCAAACATCTCAGCAGTGTATGACAAGAAAGTAGATATGGACACATTCATGAACGAATGGCATGCATTGTACATGTCACGTTCAGGTGAGCGTGGTATTTTCTCGCGTGCTGCGTCACAGGCTGTTGCTGAGAAGAATGGTCGTCGCGATCCGAAGCATGAGTTTGGTACAAACCCATGTTCTGAAATTATCTTGCGTCCGTTTGAGTTCTGCAATCTTTCAGAAATCGTTGTTCGCGCAAACGATGATGTTGAATCATTGAAGCGTAAGGCTCGTTTGGCTACAATCATCGGCACACTTCAGTCAACGCTAACTGACTTCCGTTACATCAACAAGAAGTGGAAGAATAACTGCGATGAAGAAAGATTGCTTGGTGTTTCGCTTACAGGTATCTGCGACAGCAAACTTCTAAATAAACCGTCACAGAAACTCGCGGATGCATTGGATGCTATCAGACTTCACTGTGTTGAAACGAATAAGGAATTCGCCGACGCTCTTGGTATTCCACAGTCGGCTGCAATCACTTGCGTCAAACCTTCTGGCACTGTTTCACAATTGGTGGATTCCGCATCAGGCATTCACCCACGTTATTCTCAGTTTTACATTCGCCGTGTAAGAGCAGATATGAAAGATCCGCTCGCTACGTTTATGATTGAGAAAGGATATAAGGCTGAGGAAGATTTCTATAGCAAATCAAATTGGGTATTCTCATTCCCAATGAAGGCACCAAAGAACTCTGTCACTCGCCACGATATGACTGCGATTGAACAGTTGGAACTTTGGAAGATCTATCAGGATCACTGGTGTGAACACAAGCCTTCGATTACAGTATATGTCGGTGATGATGAATGGATGGAAGTTGGTGCATGGGTCTATAAAAACATCTCTGTTCTATCAGGTGTTTCTTTCCTCCCACGTGACAATGGTTCATATCGTCAAGCACCTTACGAAGAAATTGATGAAGCCAAGTATAACGAACTCCTTGCGCTCCAAAACGTTGATATCAACTGGGTGGAATTCATGGAAGAAACGGATACAACAACTTCAGCAAAAGAACTTGCTTGCACTGCTGCAGGTGGGTGTGAAATTTAAAACAAAGGAGAAAAATATGTCGAAGTCAATTCTAGTTGGTCTCGTTGCTCTTGGTCTAGTTGCTTGTGGTGGCGCACCAGAAGCCGAAGTTGCTGCTGATAAGGCAGCAGAAGAAGCCGTTGTTGCTGCTCCTGCTGAAGAAGCACCTGCTGCTGAAGTTGCTGTTGAAGCCGCTCCAGCCGCTGACGCTGCTGTTGCCCCAGCCGCAGAGTAATTTTTGATTGATGAGGTGATGTGTGAAATTTAGTATTATAACACCAACGCATTTAAAAAATGCATTTTTACTAGATCTATACAACAGCATCAAACATCAGTCTTATGAT